GGTTGCATAACATCCATGATCTTATCGAAGATTTTCTTACCATAAGTGTACATGAATACTTTGCCTTCATTGGCAGGATTAGATGGATCACTAACCACTAGTACGTTTGATACATAGTGCAAACGGCGCTTACGATCACGAACAATTGCTTTGTTATCATCAGTACCTGTGTTCCATAGGATACTGTTTGCTTCTGATACTGGATCTTGTTGACCAATAGAAGTCAAAGATTTCTCGATGAACCATTGACCAGTAGGACCCTTAAACCCGTGATCCCAATAGCGAACCCAAGGAGTTTCACATGTTTCAGGAGCAGGGAGAAAACGAAGTACAGCATAACCATTGCCTGCTTTATCAACAGTTGGTTTCCACTGGCGTTCATCTTTATAGGATTTCTTTGCGTCTCCACCACCGCCTGAACCAGCACCAGCGGCACTGACAAGATCGGAGATTGAGTTACGGTTGCGTTTTAGATTTGCGAATGACATATTTATTTACCTTTAGTATTATTACAGAGTATAGTTTCTAGTATGGTGTTGCTTTTGTCCACTTGTATTTCATAATGTACTTGTATATAGTAACATAATAACTTACGAAAGTCAACCTTTTTCTTTCCAAACTGAGTCAGCAGTATATTCAATCGATACTACAAACTCATACTTCGTCCAGTTTTCGATCATGCTCAACATATATGAACCGTCTTGCTTTCGATATAGATGATACATTTGACCGACTCTTGGTACGAAGTTATAAGATGCATTATACACTAATTCATTCAACATTGCAAGTCTTTTTATCGCTTCATACTCACGATTAATTAAATCAACTGCATTCTCGAAGTAGTTTCGTGTTAATGATCCACGTTCTGATCTAAACAGATCAGTGTCAGGAAGTACAATAGCAGGCGCACTGGACGTTGTACCAAACGGCAGGAGCGCGTTTGTTGATGCTATTGTACTTTCATCACTCATAGTGGCAGAGTATTCTGCCTTGGTAGATAGTTTAGAGACATTGCTTCTGCCTCAAGTTTGTTCTTAATGACAGGTGAGACAAACTTCTTACAGTCTTCTACGTCCATGTTGTGGTTCTCACAAATCGCTACTACGGCATCCATATAGGGTTGTTGCTTCTCACGTACCCAATCTTCTACCATTCTAGTAAAGCGACTCTTCGTCATCATCATATCACTATCAAGTTTGATCATTATAATATCCTTCCATTTCTTTGGTCCACACATCACCTACGTCGAGATAGTATATACCAATAGTTCTTTTCTGTGTGCCGTCTGCATGATATGCTGGTGCAACACATGCGGCGACTTGCTTGTACTCACGTTTGGCGCCATAGTGTGAATCTAACCACACTCCCATCTTGACGTATTGATTGAGATTGTAGAGATAAGTTTCCATAACTCGATACTGACTACGCAATGCAGGATCAGGAGACTCTTGATAGTTTTTACTCGCTTTCAGAAACAACTTTGTTTCCGCTATCCATTCTTTTATTGTGGGGTAATACAAATCATGGTCTTCATCTTTCTCAAGCACTGATGGATGAATCGCAGGATCACCTGTAACTCGATCTCTGAGTTTCTGTGCTTTCTCTAACAAAGGCAAAAGATTCTTCTTAATTGAACGCTCAACATTCTCAGGCATAAACCCTAATCGTATTGCTTTCCAACCATGCTTGGCAAATGGTAACAAGAACGTATCAGGCAACAATGCACTCTGCTCTACCATGTTCCAGTCAGTACCACGTATCCACTTCTTCATAGAGTGCAGATATTCTTTATCAGTCACTTCAGCATGAACGAACTGTTCACAATCTTTCCATGCATCCATGCGCTTCTCTTCTGTACTCGCCTTCACAAGTTTATCCCAGTTAGGAGCAGGTACAAGAGTTTTCTTGGGTTTCGGCGTGAACTTTGCTTTCTTAATTCTCTTTGCCATTATCTTTCTCTCCACCATTCTGGGATGTCTCTTGTTGACCATACTGCAAAATCACGCTTTGCTTCTCTGTAGTAGTTGCGATAAGATGTTATCGAATCACCTTCAACAATGCAATGCGGATGTGAACCCATAGCAGGAGTAGGTTCTGTAAACCCGTCTATAGGTATTGCGGCAGGTGGCATTAAGAGATAGTACTCTAACTTCACAAATGACAAATGCTTCTTTTTATATCGTCGTTCGAACTCAAAACATAATGAGACCCACATATCATACAACCACTGATAATTCTGTACGGATGCTCTGCACCAGATAGAAGATGGATGATTGATGTGTGTTGCTTTATACAGAGTATGATTCATGGCAGAGTCTGGGTGGAAGTACCTAGCAATCTTACGACCGTTAGTTGTTCTACCGTTCCAGAACTCGCCATCAATACATCTTTGCGCAGTCGATAACAGTTGTGCATATTCTACACACATCTTTACCACGTGCTTGTCGCTGTGCTGTTCTGCACATATTATAGGATCTTGATGCAAATAGAATATATTAATGTTATTTCTCCGACTGTTTTTGTTTCGCTACTTTATAAATCTCGCCTAACAATTCCTTTTCTTTGCTAGTTAGACTATTATACAAGGACTTTGACCGTTTGTCAACCTTTCCTACTTTACGAAACAATTTCGCTTTCTTTGAATTCACAGAATGATGCCGCTTACTGCTGTACGATACGCTTTCTCAAACTCTGCATTGGTTGGTGTTACATAAACATAATCTTTGAAACGAACAGTATTGACATTCTCAATACCAGTCATACAGATACCACGAGCGAAACCAATACCGTCATCACCAGCAATCAACATACGAGGATCATCTAACGTCAACCCACCGTCTGCATGATTCTGATTGTACTTACCCATATACTCTCCTGAAAGAGTCACTACACTTACTACATCACCTTTTTTAAAATCACTCATTACTTAGTCTCCTCGACCGCTTTAACTACATCAGGGAAGTGTTGCTTAATTATTTCCCAACATTTATTTGCTACATCCATATGCTCTTTCTGTGTACCATTCGCCATGCGCAAATCACAATAGTGAATCCATGAACGCAAACTACCTGCCATATACAGTGTTGTTCCTGTTAAACCCTCGGGCAACAATGCACGTGCCTGTTCCTTAGCAATACCCATATCAAGTGCGGCAGCATACTCTTTCTTTGCGAAGTTGCGTATCCGCGCTTGTGAACGTCCCCATTCACTCTTAATATGTTCGTCATCAGTTACATTAGAGTTCTGGCGATTCTTCTCGTCTTGAACTCGTGCTTCACGTACTACATCAATATTCTCACTCACTGCATATCTCTGTGAGAACTCTTGAAAGGCGAACGACCTGTGACGTATAATCTGACGACCAATATCACGAGTAGTTTTAATCTCAAGTGTCAAGTGTACCATTTCAAGTGGTGACCAATGATTCTCCTTAATCAAATAACGAACTAACTTACCAGCAGTCTCGGTGTTATTCTGATTAGCGGGGTTACTCACTCTTGCCGCATATGCTACCAATTGCTCTGCTGAATTAACTCCAGTGTATGCGCTCGGTGAACTTAGTGCAATTAAACTTACTTCATTTTGTTCCATATTAATCCCATAGTCCTTCGTAGTATTTACCAAATAGTCTAAAACCATTTGTTATTCGTTTTTGATGTGCTTTAATGCCTTCATCGTCAGATTCGAAAGTGTCGTTTGGTCCTTTAGTCATCTCAGACATACCATCTTCTAGTTCAATCCATTGAATATCATGCTCACCCTTTGTGTATTGCTCTGTCCAATCATCTGAGTTCTTCTGTTCGAATGCCCAAATCATTTCGCTGATCACATATTCCCAACGCTCGAAGTATTGCTCATCAACTTCACCTTTGGTATTGTAGTGTCGCTCGTCTTTCATGTCCCAACGTAGAAGTTCAGGAACATCTTCCATCTCAACAAAGGGTGCGCCATGCTTTGTCTCTTTCAACTGAATAAGCATAGGAAGAATTATCTTTGCGAGTGTATGATCCATTGACCAAGTATCAAACTCTTCAATCACAATCTTCTCTTTTGCCTTTGCTTCATATCCAAAGTGCCAGAAAACAAAGTTGTGATACCATCGGTGTTTAGGATACTTACCTATATTAACTTTCATATGTTACCTTTTAATCATTATGTATATGAAGTGTCACTCTCGCTTAGGAATCATTACCAGTTTACGAAAGAGTTATCACTTCATAGGCACCATTATACACCAAAGTAAATGGATTGTCAAGCATTATTTTAAAAAGAAAGAGCAGTTTCGTGACATGCTCAGGTCGGTCCCAAGGCGGGACTAAATCTTCGGGAAAAGTATCTCAGTCATGAAATACTCTGCACGTTCTTTGCCGATTTTCTTATTCAGTGCGGCACGTGTGCGTGGGTTTGATGCTTGGTGTGTACAGTACTTATTCTGTGCTATCTTGATTGTATCTATTTGTCCTTTACTATTACCGCCTTTACATTCTTGGAGCATCATCATATATTCCATGAAAGTATCTATAGCAAACTCAAACAGTTTATCTGTCTCTTCTTCGTCTGGTCTGATAGCGACAAACTGATTACTAAAGCACTCTGCCCAAACAGGTAGTTTTCTATCATGGTTCCATTCTGTACTGTGCCATTTACCATCCCACAGCATAGGAGACCAATCAACGAATGCACCAGTAATTCTACCTGTCTTAGCACTACCGACAACATCGAATCCAAAGATAGGTGCACCGATAGACTCGCGCGGCATTACAACAACATGAGCAACAACCAGTCCATCAACATAGTATCGCTCTATGTGTGCTAGTCTAAACTTAGGCGATTCGTATCGATAGTTCTCCCATCCAAACTCCTCTGTCTCTAATGGTTTAACGCCAGCAGATGCTTCAATGATTTCTTGCATCTCACCAGTTAGTGCGGTTAGACGATCTTCTAAACTAATCATCTTTACCCATCCTTTCTAACTCTTCGAATATCTCTATGTGATAACGAAACCCTTGATTGACTTCATCGACACTCAGTTCCAATCCACGAATCGACGCAATGATTTCTGATCGACCACCTTCGAACTTATATAAGTTACCATCAGAATAACCATTCTTTGCTACGATACCACCACCGAACATCATACCCATGTAATTTAAGTAGATGTGTGAACTACGAAGATTCTCTTCAGAGTCGTATGGTCCAAGAATGTAATCAGAATATTTTTGAGCAGACTTAGGCATATTATAACCAGTTGCCTCTTCATCTAATGATTTGAGATCATCGATGATTGCTTGTTTTCTAGGTAGATTCTCATGAGGAAGAGTATACTCACCATACTGTTCCATAGCGTTAAAGATTAGATACTGTGCATTAAGATATCGAACGTAGTCCTTCTTAGACAAAGTACCATCAATCATTCGAATAGCAAAGGGTGTCGCCTCTACTGCATTATGTAAGTCAATTGTTGCTTCTCTAATATTCATTCGCGTTTACACCATAATTATTAATTAATTTCATACCGTAGTTATTAACACCTTTCTGTATCACAACAGTTGTATCTTTATCTAGCGGATTCTTTTTGAACGAATCGTAGTTTACATGGTGATGCCATCTACCATATCTCCATACCATCGTTGCCACGTCAGGATGCATATCAACAAGCATCTGTGACTTAGCGATTGTACCCTCTACATTATATCTTTCTTTTACGTCTAATGTTTCGTCTGCTTGAATAGCAACACCGTTCTCATCAATACCCAACTCTTTATGATAGAACTCTTCGGTGTTACCACCCTTGAGTGTCTGCGTTGCCATCTTGCCTTGAAGAAATGCATTGAACTGAATAGTACAGTCACCGTCTTTGAGAACACGCAAACAAATGTCAGTGTCTTCATTGTAACGACCACGCCATCTGTGCTTACATTCATTGTCAATCAAGAGACAAGAATAGATTCTAGTGTTCTTTACGAATGCGGGGTATGCTTGATTAGGTGCGCAGAAGAAACGATACTGAGGTCCTGCTATCATAACATTAGTGTAGCGATCAACGAAGTCTTCCATAGGAGCAAAGAATGCACCACTCTCTACACGAATGCGCTTATTATTATGAAGGCGGTAGAAATCAGCAATATTGTCGTCAAGAACCCAATGGCGTTTAGCGCCAAGTGTAATAGAATGGTCCCAGCACCAATTACGAGCGCGACCTGGACCATCACCATGGTTGCTGAAGGGCAGAAGTAATAGAGTAACATACTTCCTAATGTTAAAATTATCAAGCGCAGTCTCATAAGCGTCCCAGTCTTGAGGTTCAATGCTAATGTAATGATGGACTTTCATTCTCGCTAATGACTGTGATGTCACCATAGAGTCTTGGCGTCCCTTTGATATAATATATATAGGATACTTAGGTTTAACCATCTAAAAATGCTCCCAATGTGTTTGTTCTAGGTTTGAAGGTCTTACCCCATTTAACTTTTGTTCTTCCATAATCTCTAAATCCACCCTTTGTTCTCTCGCCGTTCTCGTCATAAAGTACATTGAATGTATTAGGAAATCTCTGCTCAATGTACTTATGGTCTTTGTGTGTATCATCAAATGATTGTTTATCCCAACAAGTAGAACCATAATCTTTCTTATGTACACTGCTATTTAAAAATGCAAACTCGTTACTCTGTCTATTACCGTACCCTTTGTCTAGCATCTGTAATAGAAAGAACACATCTTCAGCAATCTTTATTGAGGTCAAATCAAGTTCGTGTAACTCATGCTTGAAGTCACTGCCATTTATCCATAGTCCGCAATATAAAAAAGAGTTGTTGCGATACTCTATAGGAATAGGAGGTAAAGCACTCGGTCCACATCCGCATATCGTTACTGTATCTAGGTCTAACCAAACACTGAACTTTTCAAACATCTCAAGAATATCTTCGTCTGTCGATGTCTTCTTCGACATTTCCATGTTTGATATGCCAGTCCAGTATTTTGCGTTTCTTCGTATGAAAACTAAATCATCGTCAAGTACTGCATACTTCATATCTTGACCCGTCTCATATATAAACTTTCGAGTCTTAGGTAGACAATAGTAATGGTCGAAGTGATATTCATCCGTATCAGGTAGAACCAGATACTCACAAGGATAATCGTACTGATCTCTTTCCCATGCTTGAACAACCATAACAGTTATCTTCTTCAGAGCATCGGGTAAGTTATTGTACGTCAACTGTGAGTCTGGTCTGTTGACAGTAGGAATGAATATCTTTTCAATCATTCTTCTTCGACCCAACGCAATAGTGAGTTAGCAGTTCTATCTAACCGTGGGAACCAAGTACTCTTAGTCTTCTTAGTTAAGGGTTGCTCAATCAGTTTAGCAAACTCTTCGTAGTCTTCTTTGTTTCTGAAGTGCATAGAGATAGTCTTAAACGTAGGATTATCTTCCTGCTTGTACTCAGGCATACCAACCCATTCTTTCTTCCACTCTTTAGTGTTATCTTCCATACCGATAAACTCCGCGAGTGATGCTGGTGCTTCGGTATCTACTTCTACTCTTTCACCAACAAAGTTCTCGTACTCTGCGGATTCAGAAACTATATTGTTCGGCATTTTTGCGATCCTTATATTTCTTGATTGTGTCTTGTAATGGTCCTGACCAATTATCACGATGCTCGATAAACACTTGTGGTTCATCGTTGTCAACAGCAATAATGGTGACTAGTTGTGTAATAGGTAATTGAGTGATTTCTTCCCATGCTATAGCATAGAATGACTCTTGCATGAAATACGCTTCGACATACTTACGAAGTTTTGCTTTCTTAGCAGTCTTGAAATCGATGATTGATAACTTGCCATCAAACTCAGCAACACAATCCACTCGTCCTGCAACACCTAGATGATGCGAGTACAATGGAACTTCTTGTGCATAGACTTTACCTATACGTGTATCTAGGATTTCTTTAACGTCAAGAAAGTTAGCGACGATGTTAGGCATATACTTCTTAGTATAGTCAGGCACATTGTTGATGTAATCTTCGATGATTTCGTGAACAGCAGTACCGCGTGTAGACGCGCGGAAAGATATCTTGTCTGCTTCTTCTTTACCAACACGTTTACGCCAAGCGGCGATGCCTTTCTCAGATAGAATAGACAGACAGGTTGTGATAGAAGGATACTTTTTGCCGTCAGGCGTTTGATAATGACGACCAGTTTCAAGGGTTTCTGATTCTAAATCAGCGTAACCCAGGTCATAATTAAGGTGTTCGAACATAATATAAGTCTCTTCAATTGAATACAAGTAGTATTATATCACAGATATCCAACCAATGCAAGACTTATTTTGACTTATTTTGCTTTCTTTTTCAATTCTTTTTCTGCTCTGCGTCGATCTGCTCTTGTCTGTGGGATAACCACTTGCTGATCCATTCCACGACCATCACTAATATCACTCTCATCTTCATTCTTTTGAGGACTAGTCAGTGCATCTGAATATACTACTACTTCAACATTAGGCAGTTTAGGTATCTTCAGTTGGTCATGATTGTGGTGCAATACGAACTTAGTATCGGGGAACTCACGCATGATATCACGCCAGACAGGGCGCCAGTTGTTCAATAGTCTATAGTTATTGACTTGTGTTCTATCACTAGACAATACAAGGTCAGTCACACTACGCATATTGAAATCGAACAGAGTATCAAATCCGTACATATGAATAACATCTGCTTTGTGTCGTGCTGCCGCATAGTGAACTGCCATGTGACCACAGTTAAAATTCGTTGCATTGCCAGCATATTCAGGAACATCAGTGTAGAACTCTTTGATGTTAGGAGCATACTTGAGATAGAATGCATGACGTTCATACATCCATGCGCGAGGACGTGTGCCTAGAATCCACATATATTGATCAAGTTGAACTGACCCTTCGGTCAATGCCATCATCATCTTGAAGTCAACCATGCACGTACCGAACACCTCATCTCTAGGTATCTCGAACGGAGGCATATTACAGAGAAGTTTAGTTCCCTTTCGTGGTTCTTTCAGGTAATGCTTCGCTTGATCACCGTTACCAATAATATGAAATACTTTACTCATTATACATTATCTTCTTTATCTGTTCTTTGCCCTTTGCACCTGTCCAGTGCATAGCAAGTTTGTTAGGATTGTCTTGACCATCAAGTAATTGTATACGTAACCAGTTGTATATATTAGGCACACTATTGATGTGTGTCATACGTGAAATAGGAGTAAGCATCATCGAGTGAAGTACTTCTTGGTCTCCTACTTTAGGATTCTTTCGACATTCATCTGCCCACTTACGAAGTATATTAGGTTTACCCTTCATTGCAACAACACCAGAGTTGTGCCATACTTCGCCTCTTCGTGCGCTCCAAGGTTTGTCTTCTACCATGCCTAGTTTATTATCTTCAACATGATCCCAGACACCCGATAGATCGCCTAGTACATGAATGTCTGTGTCAATCCAGCAAGTCTCTTCACAAGGAGATGCAAGTAATGCTTGTGGTTTATAGAACCAACCACCAACTTTCTGTTTCTCCATTGTTATGTAGTCAGCAAATATATTATCTGCCTGTAACCATCCTTTCATTTCACGCGATACACCAAAGTCCATAAAGACAATAGGTGTCTTGTTGTGCTTAGTGTAGTGCTTAATAAACCAAGGGAGCATCCATTCTGTATTAGAATCACACCCAGTGATAAAGCATCTGCTTGTATTAGACATTACTTATTATCCGATATTTGTTAGCATCATAATTATGCTTTGCTACACACCCACCTTCTTTTTGAATAGTAGTAAATGTATCTCTTGCAACCACAGGATGTGGATAGAACTCTTCTAACCAAGGAAAGATTGTAATGTTTAGAAATACATCTGTTGGTCTGGCATAGTCATAAGCACCTTGAATAAATGCCTTTGCCGCATCAGGTTTGAGTCGATAACCATGTGCGCCAGGAAAGTAAGTCTTAGTTGTCAAAGGATTAACACCCATCTGACCACACTGCACTTGCATACCATAACTAGGTGCACCAATATTGACACAACCCGTATATTTGATCACTCTAGGAATAGGCATAACTGCTACAGCGTCATGCTCGAATATTTGGTACTCGACATTATCTTTCACACACATTTTCCATAATGTGTAGTGTGATAAGAATGCAGACATACAGTTAAGTTTTACTGATCCCTCTTCTCTAAATCCATGCAGAGGCAATCCATAATAATCAAATAGTTTATATGGATCATCCTTAGGAGTAATAGCATTGAACATCTGAACATCATACTCAGGTGCCGATGCTATCATTCGCTCTGCTACTGCAACAGACTCAGGTAAAGATTTTATTGTAATTACAAATGATTTCATATTGAGGTCGTCGATTCGATACCTTGTACTTTAGTTACATAAGGAAACAATTGTCCCAGTTTGCGAGGTATTAATTGTTTACACATAATAGCATCGTTTGGCCAAGCACCGTATTCGTTCACTAAGTTTATTAGTTTCTGTGCGCCTTCAGGTTTAATGAAGTATGCAGAGTTTCCTGCTATGCCTTGTGGAATCTCAATGCTATCTATCTTAGGTGCTGGACTAACTCCGCGTCTCTTGCTTACACTTTCATGATATAGTTGGGCGCGTCTAGTTGCTCCCATTGGATCATTAAGTCCTATTATATCATAAGGTGATTGAAATAGCAAACTATATTCTAACTTACTTGTAAAATATGCATCATGCTCGAATATCATTATGTCTTTCTTCTCACTTACACACTTTTTCCATAGCAGATAGTGTGACAGAAAGCAAGCGATTCTCTTATTGGGATCAACAGTTTGATAAGCAGACTTCGTAAGACCAGACTGCAAATCAAGTTGTGATCCTTGCCAAGGGTAGTTCCAATGAAGTCGATGCTGTTTCATCAATGTTGTTACACGATCAGGTGTGATTGCTTGAGTCTTATGAATCGTAAACTC